TTATCTCTGTCCCTGCGGGGCTTGTGGTTGGTGGCGCTGTTCTAATTTTACTCGGACTAGCTTTGGGGCGATAAGTGGTATTCAATAGGCTTTGGGAAGATAGGGCAATCAGCTTTCAAACAATTTTCGAGGCTGGTGACGATGTTGGCTTTGGGACACAGGCTGGCACAAGCGTGGATGAGGGCAACGCGCTCAGTATTGCTGCTGTCAATTCGGCGGTGTCGCTTATCGCCGACACAATCAGTACCCTGCCTGTGGATTCGTTTATCAGGCTTGATGGGAACCGCAGACCTTTCAGACCGAAACCGGCTTGGGTGTCACAACCTGATGTGAACTTTGCGGGGCACGCAGTTTTCTATAACTCGCTTCTTGTGTCTTTGCTCATCGACGGCAACGCTTTTATCCGTGTGTTCAGTTTTAAGGGCGAGGTTGTGAACTTGATGGTGTTAAACCCTTCCACTGTGGAGGTGAAGCGTAACGGTCAGGGCAGACTAATTTTTACGGTGCAGGGTGAGGATAAGCCTTTGACCTCTGAGCAGGTGCTATACATTCCTGATTTGTTGCGCCCTGGGACTGTGCGTGGTGTTTCACGGGTTCACGCTTTGCGCGAGAACCTGGGTTTGTCAAAAGCGCTGGAACTTTATGCGGCAACCTTTTTTGGCAGTGGAACAACTTTGTCGGGTGTCATTGAGTACCCTGGAGCTTTGACTTTGGAGCAGGCTGAAAGTTTGCGCGGATCCTTCGACAACGCCCACAAGGGGTGGCGTAAGAGTGGGCGCACAGGGATTCTAAGCGGTGGTGCAAGCTTCAAACCTACACAGGCAGACCCAGAGAAGTCCCAAGCATTAGAGGCCCGCAGAATGGCTGTGGAGGATGTGGCCCGTATTTGGCGGATTCCATCACACATGCTAAACCTGCCAGGGACGAACACTTATTCGAGCGTTGAGCAGAACATGCTCGGGTTTGTGACACACACCCTGCGCCCTTATGTGACGAAAATTGAGGATGCTATGGGCACCTTGATGAGTCGCTATCAGGGCGGTGAAACCGCGTTCATCAAGTTCAACATGAACGGGTTGCTCAGGGCTGACATTCAAAGCCGGTACAGCGCGTATAGCACTGGGTTGCAGTCTGGGTTCCTCGCCATCAATGACATCCGGCGGTTGGAAGATTTGTCACCACAGGAGGGCGATGCTGCTGAGGCGGTGCGCGTGCCCCTCGCTAACGTGAACCTTTCGGAGGCGGGCGTGAAGGCGCAACGCGAGAAGGTGCAGATGGTACGCGATCTAGTGTTCGCTGGGTTTGACCCTGCTGAGGCTATGGAGATGATTGGGTTGCCCGCTGTTGGGCATACTGGTTTGGCTTCTGTCCAGTTGCAGGGTGTGGCGCAGGTGGATCCTGAGAACCCTGATTCGGTGTATAAGGATGAGGTGCAGTGATGGCATCTTTGACTACTCACTTTACTGTGGCAGAAGAACAAACTTCAGCCTCATATTCTCTAGTGGATCGCTCGGAGCAACGCCTTGACTCTGGCCCACCAGCAATCATTGTGGACATTGATGGCACCCTCATTTTCAACGGCGAAGCTAACCAGCGGCTCCTCGCCTACCTGGACAGTTTCGATGATGCGGAAATCATTATTGTGACTGCCCGCCTGTCTAATGATCGTGACGATACTTTGCGCGAACTTGACACACTTGACATAGATTTCAACCAGCTCATTATGAAACCTAATGCTGACACCGCTTCAGCAGGGTTCAAGGGTGAGGTTGCCGCTTCCTTGCTTGAGGATTTCAATGTGATGGTGGCGATTGATAATGACCCTGACAACCGTGAGGTTTATCGGGGGCTAGGTATTACAGCACTTGATGTGGATGATGTGCCTGATGTGGGCGAGCGAAGGCTTTTGGATTTGACCCCGCCGGCTTGGGTTCGCGCGATTGCCCGCAGCGCTGCGAATGCCACACCTGAAATACTTGCTGTGACCAATAACGCTATGACCCCTGCGATGTGGGTGGAGGCGCGTGAAATGTTGGCTGATAGTGGGAACATTGTCTGGGGCGTGGTTTTGACTGATAGGGCCGCGACAAGGTTCCTAGACTTCGCTAATGAGGTCATTGGTAGAATTGAGGAAGAGAATGAAGGCCGAGCTAAGGGGCAAGCATTGAGCAAGATGGAAACGCGGATCAATTCTGCAAAGTTTGAGGTTCGTGAAACTGACGAGGGCATGCAGTTCAGTGGGTACGCTGCTGTGTTCAACTCCGATAGTGAACCCTTACCGTTCATCGAGCGTATTGCGCCTGGGGCTTTCAAGGGTTCCCTCCGCAACCGGAACGACATCAAGCTTCTCTGGAACCACGACACCGCTTCGGTGCTGGGTAGCACTAGGGCTGGCACTCTGAGGGTCACTGAGGATGCGCGCGGTTTGTATGTGGAGGCTGACTTGCCTAATACTTCTACCGGGCGTGACGCTCGTGAACTTATCGGGCGGGGTGATGTGGATAGCATGAGTTTCGGTTTCACTGTTTCCCGTAATGGTGATGAGTGGAGCGCTGACGGTTCTGTGAGAACTTTGACGAAGATCAACTTGCATGAGGTTTCTATCGTGGCGTTCCCTGCATACACTGCTACCGCTGGAAGCACCACAGTGCGGGGTATTGACAAAGTCGCTTTGAGGGCCGGTGTGGATGCCGATGTTTTAGCTGATGCGCTCCTGAAGATTGAGAACGGTGAGGACATTACTTCTGCTGACCGGCAACTGCTCGCCTCGGTAATTGATGAGCTGGCCCCAGCGGAGCAGGTTGAGCAACCTAAGGGTGACCTGGACATGCTTGCTTTGAAGAAGAAGAAGCTCGAACTATTGATGGGACTGTAATGGCTACTAGACAAGATATTAAGAAGGCTATCCTCCGGGTTGCAGGTGACCCTGTTTCGGGTGGGATCGCTTCGCTTGCCGATGAGATGGCTGACGCGGTTTTTGCGTTGGATAATTCTTCTGCTGATACGCCTGCGAAGGCGAAGCCCGTGAGGGGCACCACTCAGCAGGCAGAGAAAGAAACCCGCGTCATGGAGGCTGTCGAACAGCGTTAGTGGGTTTCCCCCTGCCGGTTTTCCCTTTCTTTCCGGCAGGGGGTTTTCTTTTGCTACCCTTGTGGTGGGGCTGGATGGTTTCGACACCAGGTTAGATCCGCACGCGGTGACCTGGTGGACTGGGGTTCGAGTCCCCACAGCTCCACAACCGGGGCGCACCATGTTGGTATCATTGAGGTACCGGATTTGTGCGTCACCGCTGCTGGTAGTAGTTGAGCGTTACCGCCACTGCAAAACAAACTAATCAAACCTATTGGAAGGACATTCATGTCTGAGTTCATCAAGACTCAGGAAGAAATCCGCGCCAACCTGACCATGCAGATCCGTGAAGTTATTGACGGTGCAGAATCAGAATCGCGTGGGATTGACTCCGCTGAAGTCGCAAAAATCGACCTTATCGAGGCTGACATTCGCAAGGCTGACGAAGCACTTGCTATTGCCAAGCGCTCCGCAGACCGCGTAGCACAGGCCTCTGAAGCTTCACGTTCATTCTCTCCCGTTGAAACCGCTGAGGGCCGCACCACTGGTGACATCCTCCGCAGTATCGCTAACGGTGAAGTGCGCGGACACGAGTTCGAGCAGCGGGCAACCTTGGTGCCGTCTGCCAACACTGTGCCTAAGTCGTTCTATGACCAGGTTTTCGACAAGGCTCGCCTTGTTGGGCCAATGCTCGACACCTCTGAAATCTTCAACACTACAACTGGTGAAGATTTGACCTTGCCCACCATGACCGCTTACAGCGTGGCAACTCTCGCAGCTGCCGGTGCGGCAATTGACGAGTCAGAACCTACTTATGCAAGCATCACGCTTGGTGCTTACAAGTATGGTCTCCTGATTCCAGTTGCTTCTGAGCTGGTCTCTGATGCCGGATTCAACTTGGAGGCACACCTCGCCGACCAAGCTGGTAACGGAATTGGGACGGCAGTAAACACTGCTCTCACAACGGGAACAGGATCCTCACAGCCAAGCGGTATCGTAACTGGTGCTTCTGCCGGTATCACGGGCTCCGCTGCTGTTGCTGGCGCGTTCACCGCTGACAACCTCATTGACCTTGCGTACACGGGTGTCGATGGACTTGTTCGCCGTCTGCCTGGAACTGCCTATATGGCCTCCGGTGCAGCGATTGGTGCGATGCGTAAGCTGAAGGATGGCAACGACCAGTACCTTTACCAGGTTGGCGTTGGACAGCCAGACCAGTTCGCTGGTTTTGATGTTATCGAGAACCCAAACATTGCAGCACCTGCTGCGCTGGCAATCAGCGTCCTGTTTGGTCACCTCCCCTCCTACAAGGTGCGGATGGCTGGCGGGCTAAATGTTGCTTCGTCTGCTGACTACGCTTTCAACACTGACACTGTGACCTACCGGTTCACGATGCGCGTTGATGGTGCCCTGACTCACACCAGCCATGTTCGTAAGTTCACGGGTGGAGCTGCTTCTTAGTAGCTGAGTAAGTAAAGGAACCCCTGTTGCCTGTATGGGTGGCGGGGGTTCCTTCTTGCGCGAACCAGGCACCCCTGTCGCGGTAAACTAGACCTGGAGGTTTCTAGTGGCTATTGAGAACGGTTATGCCAGTCTTTCCGATGTGAAGGCTGCGCTTAGAATTACAGACACAGTGGATGATGCCCTGCTTGAGATAAGCATTGAGGCGGCATCGCGTGAGATTGATGGTTGGTGCGAGCGCGTTTTCTACAGCTCCTCAGCGACCAGGGTGTTTAGGCCCGCTGATTCATTTGTTACTGAGATTGATGACTTGCAAACCGTTACAACATTGAAAACTGACACTAACGGGGATGGCACTTTCAACACCACCTGGACTGCTGACAGTGACTATCAGCTAAACCCTTTGAATGGGATTGCGGGAGGGGTGCAACTACCCTTCACCATGATCGCTGCGATTGGTGATTATCTGTTCCCCATTTATGAGCCACGCAACTCGAACGCTTTTCAGGCTTCTGTGCAGGTGGTTGGGGTGTGGGGTTTCGCTAGTATCCCTACAGCGGTGAAGCAGGCGTGCATCATTCTTTCGATGCGCCAGTTCAAGCGCTACGACTCTCCCACAGGGGTGATGGGTTTCGGTGACCTGGGTGTGATGCGTGTGGGGCGTGTGGATCCTGATGTTGAGAAGCTCCTGATGCCTTTCAGAAGGGTTAGAACCGCGTGAGTATCAGTGACATTAGGGATGGGCTTGCAACTAACCTTGCAACCATTTCGGGGCTGAGAACGGCTGCTGACCTTCCTGATAACCCTTCCCCTCCTATCG